CTACTTCCCTACTGGCCAACACGATGACCAAGTCGACATGACGAGCTACGCCGGCATCGTGATAGCCGGCAGGACTTACCGCGGCGTACTAGACAAACCGAAAGGCTGGTGACCAGGTTGTCCGATATGCTTACATCGCTCGATTTCCTGAATATAGGCCAACCCTGGCCGCCGCCTACGGAGCTAGAGAGGCTTACGCTGTACAGGCAGAATCGTGATCTCTTCGAGGGCCGCCATGAGAGGGTCTTTAAGGACTGGGTTAGGCTGTTGCGGGATGACCAGCAGGCCAGCCTTGAGATTATCCTTAACTGGCCGAAGCGGTTGTCGACCCTATTCGCTGACCTGCTTTTAGGCGAACCTCCGCAAATCGCTGCCGGTGACGAGGGGAGCCAGGAGCAGGAGACGGCTCAGCGGTATATCCGGGAAGGTCTCTTGAACACCGCGTACGAGGTCGCGCTGGATGTGTCGAGGTTCGGAGTCGGGCTGTTCAAAGTCCGTTACGATAAGCGCGGCATCGTCGAGGCCCAGACTCCTCTTTGCTGGTTTCCTGTTGTGCGCCAGGACAACGTCAAAGATGTGTTGTACCACGTGCTGGCCTGGGACTACGAGGAGACCGAGAACACGCTCCTCGGGACGAGGACGCTCAGGCGCCTGAAGGTCGAGATCCACGAGAAGGGCAGGTTGACCACTCGGGTCTATGACATCACCTCGGGGAACATCTCGGGGATGGTGGGCGAGGAAGAGGTTAGGTGGACCGGTGTCGACGACTTCCTGGTCGTGCCGGTTTTCAACCTTTCGACCAGCGAACGGCTGACCGGTCTCGATGACTACTCCGACCTCGATTCGATTGTCCAGGAATTGGAGATCCGCGTAGCCCAGATCTCCAGAATCTTGGACAAACATGCGGATCCCAACATGGCCGGCCCCGACACCGTGCTCGAGCAAGACGAGAAGAGCGGCAAAGTGACCTTCCGCGGTGGCGGCAAATACTTCCCGCTCGGGCCGGGAGACCAGCCGCCACAGTACATCACGTGGGACGGGGAGCTCGAGGCTGCGTTCAAAGAGATAGATCTGCTTATGGAGCAGTTCTACGCGCTCAGCGAAACTTGCGCGGCTGCATTTGGCAACTTGAAGCAAGGCCTGGCCGAGAGTGGCACGGCTCTCAGGCGCCTCATGATGGCGCCGTTGGCCAAAACCAATCGGATCCGTATGCGCTTCGACCCGGCGCTGAAACAGGTCCTCAAACTCGCTTCCGCGCTCGAAGTCGCCCAGGGCATGGCTAACGCAGTGAAACTCGAGGACATCCACATAACGTGGCAGGATGGTTTGCCGGACGACGAAACCGAGCGGGTCCAAAACGAAGTCCAGAGGTACAACGCCGGACTCACGAGCCTCGAATCCGCGCTGGGCAGGTTGGATGGGCTAGAAGGCCAGGCGCTCAAGGACGAGATAGCGAGGATACAGGGCGAACAAGCCGCCAACCGCCCGGAATCGCCCGGCTTGAACATCAGGCTCCCCGGCCTCGAAGAGCCTGCCGCCGGCCAAGAAGGTGAAGCCTGATGCCTCTCGACGAAATAGCCAGGCTTACAGAGGCCGAGGCCGACCGTCTAGTACGGTTCTACGAGCAAGCTGAGCGCGAGATACTAGCTCAGCTCAACCGCGCCCTGCTTCACGGCAACAAGACTGAGTACCTTGAGGCCATGCGCGACAATGTACGGGTCATCCTGGATAGTCTCCGCGCCGGGTCGAGGACGTGGTGCGAGGAGGCCATCCCCCGGGTCTACACGTTCGGCGCCCAGGAGGCCGACAGGCAGGTCAAGGCCCGCGGCGTCGGCAAGGCCCTGACGGGCTTCAGCGCGATCCACCAGCAGGCGGTGCAAGTGCTCGCGGAGGCTGCCTATAACCGGCTGGACGAAATCGCGCTCACCGTCGGCCGCCGGGTGGACGACATCTACCGCGCTGTGGCGCTTGAGAACGTGCGCGGCTCCGTGGTCGGCTACCGCACTTGGGAGCAGGTTGCGCGGAACATCCGGGCCGAGCTTGTCGAGCAGGGCGTGACCGGCTTCAGGGATCGGACTGGGCGCGAGTGGAACATGCGGACCTACTCGCAGATGGTGGCGAGAACCACGACCATGGAGTGCCATTTGGAGGGCACCAAGAATCGGCTCATCGAACACGGCTATGACCTCGTACAGGTCAGCAAGCACTACAGGCCTTGCGACAAGTGCGCGCCGTGGGAGGGGCGGATCCTGAGTCTCACTGGACGGACGCCCGGTTATCCGACGCTGGAGGAAGCCAAGGTGGCAGGGTTGTTCCATCCGCATTGCCGCCATACGTATAGCCTGCACATTGACCTGGACGCAGAGATCGCGGACCTGGAAGCGGAGTCAGCGTGACTGGGACCCAGTTAGGGTCTATGTAATCCTTACCCATTGCCAAATTTTAGGGGCCAGGAGCCCAAGGAGGAATCACCATGAGCCAGGTGCTCAAAGACAGCGTACAGAGACTCATTGACCTGCAGTTGTTTGCGGACGGTGGCGGAGCAGACCCCACAGAAGACCAGCAGCCCGAGAACAAAGACGGTTCTCAAGGCGGCTCTCAGGGCGGCGACACCAAGACCTTCGACGAGGCATACGTCAAGAGCCTCCGAGAAGAGGCGGCCAAGTACCGCACTAAGGCAAAGGAACTTGAAAGCAAGCTAGAGACGCTGCCCGCTGAGATAACCTCGAAGGTGCTCAAAGCTTTGGGCCTGGAGCCCGACCCCCAGAAGAACTTTGAACAGCAGTTGGCAGAGGCCAACCGAAAGGCCCAGGAGGCCGAACAGAAAGCCAAGACCCGGCTTGTCGCCGCGGAGGTAAAGCTCCTTGCTACGGAGATGGGACTCATCGACGCCGATGCCGCCCTAGCGCTCATGGACAAGTCTAACGTCGAGGTGGACGATGCCGGCAACGTCAAAGGCATCAAGGAAGCCCTTGGCGCGCTTGTCCAGGCCAAGCCGTGGCTCAAAAAGCAAGCAAGCGGTCCGGTTGGTTCAGGGACCAACCCACCTGGCGCGGGTGGTACCGAAGTCAACCCCTGGAAGAAGGAGTCCTTCAACCTCACGATGCAGGCCAAGATTCTACGCGAGAATCCCGCCTTGGCAGCGAGGCTCAAAGCGGAGGCGGGTGTAAAGTAACCGAGGAGAGTGATTAACGAATGACGACCAGAATCGCGGACGTAATCGTCCCCGAAGTATTCAACCCATACGTCGTGCAGCGCACGATGGAATTGTCCGCTCTCGTGCAGAGCGGCATCATCCAAAACACGGCGGAGTTTGACACGCTGGCATCTGCGGCGGCCCGGACGGCCAACATGCCGTTCTGGAACGACCTGACAGGCGCCGATGAGCTCTTAGACGACCAGAATCCGCTGACCCCAGGACGCATCCAGGCGGCTCAGGACGAAGCAGTTATCCTCAGGCGTGGTAGGGCCTGGGGCGCCAACGATCTGGCTGCAAACCTGGCCGGTGACGACCCGATGAGGGCTATCGGCGACCTGGTTGCGGCGTACTGGGCGCGCAGGTTGCAGGCAATCTTGCTCGCGAAGCTCGCGGGCGTGTTCGGCTCGGCGACGATGGCTGGCAACGTGCTTGACATCACCAACGCCGCCGGGAATGCCGCGAACATCTCGGCAGCGACCTTCGTTGACGCGGCCCAGCGGTTGGGAGACGCCAAGGAATCCTTGACCGGCGTGCTTATGCACTCGGCGACCGAGGCTTCGTTGGCCAAGCAGGACTTGATCCAGACGGTCAAGCCCTCCGAGGGCAGTGTCGAGGTCAAGACCTTCATGGGCAAACGCGTCATCGTCGACGACGGCTGCCCGGTCGATGTAGGCGCAGGCAACTACACCACGTTCCTGTTCGGCCCCGGCGCCTTCGCCCTCGGAAACGGCAATCCGGTCGGCTTCGTGCCTACGGAGACCGCGAGGGATTCGCTTGCCGGCGAGGACTTCCTGATCAACAGGAAGACCATGATCCTCCATCCTCGCGGCGTCCGATGGACTCCGCAGGCCGGGGTACCCGCAGGCGTCTCGCCGTCCAACACGGAACTCGCGACCGGCACCAATTGGACTCGCGTCTACGAGAACAAGGCCATCCGCATGGTGGCGTTCATCCACAAGCTGGCGTAGACGACCGCAACAGGCAACCTTCCACAGGTCTCATAGAGGGGGCGGGCCTCGACTCGCCCCTCTCCTTAAGGGGGTATCAAAGTGCCCAAGAAGGACATAACGGCGCATCAGCGCACAAGGCGTTGGCATGATGGTGTGGCGGCAATAAACGCTGCTACGGCCGCAGCCGAGATTCCCGACATCCTCGCGGCCCACGG